AGGTGCCGCTGGGCGACCTCGGTGATCTCGGCCATGTCGTCAGCGCCGAACCCGAGGAAGGGGCGGGCGACCATCTTCACCGTCCCGTGCTGATGGAAGGCGCCGTAGAAGACATTGGTGCCGATGGCGACGGCATCACCCGTCACGGTGAAGTCGATGGAGCCCATCAGGTTGCCCGTATCGACCAGGATTTGCCCGCCGCGCTTGGTTGGCGCCCATGCCGCCCCGCCCGGGGCCGTGCCGGACGAGAAGCGCTCCATCGTCTGCCGCTTGGCGGTGGCGCCAAGCTCCTGGAGCATGTCGTCGAGCGCCAGGGTGTTGTCGAGGATCGACTGAGGCACATCGACGACGATCTCGATCTGAGACACGTCAGCCTCGCTTCAGATTGACGGTGAAGAGACCCCGCCGAGCGTGGGGGACCTCCTCGCCGTCTTCGTCGTCCTCGCCATCCCCGTCGAGATCGTAGGGGCCAAGCGTGATGTCACCCTTGGCGACGCCCGCGAGCCACTTGATCGCGTCCTCGTAGCGGCGGCGGTGCTCGTCGGTGCGGGCGAGCGGGTCCATCGCCAGCATGTAGAGGGCGATGTCGACGCAGGGGCGGCGCAGGCTCTTGGGGATCGCCCCGTCGAAGGGAAGCGGGACGATCTTGGCGATGTAGCTGTCGATGAGGGTCGAGGCCTCGTCGAGCGCCCGGTTGACCGCCGCCGTGTCCCGCGCCGGAGGAGTGCCGGTGCGGGGAGCGACAAGATCAAGCTGCGCATCGTCATAGATCATGACGATGTCCGCGATCTCGGCATATCGCGTGATCGCGGCCATGGCTTAGGACGCCTTCTGATCGAGGAGCTTGGCCTGGGCGAGGAGCTTGGCCCGCCCGGCCCGGGGATGAGCCGCGACGCCGATCTCCTTGCCCGCCTCGTTGATGTAGGCGCGAATCTCGTCGTCGCTCATGGCGTCGAAGCGGGATGGCGTGGTGTTCGGCTCTGTCACCTTCGGCGCCACAGCGGCGGCCGGCGGCGGCGGTGGTGCGGTCTCCTGAGCATCCTCCCCGTTCGCCTTCGCCTCTTCCATCAGGGGGGTGATCTCCTGGACCTCAACCCCCTTGGCCGTATAGGCGGCGACGACGGCCGGGGCCGCGGCGGCAAACTCGACGCAGACGAGATCAGCCGGCTCGCAGCTACCGTCAAACAGCCGCGGATTGCGAAGCTGGGCGCGATGCTTCATGTCGCGGAAGCGCTGGGCAAGGCTCTTGGCCTCCGGCGCATCCCAATAGATCAGGATGGTCTTCATGGCAGTTCTCCGGTTGAGCGCAGGAACCGGATCGCCTGTCCTGAGGCGATCTCTTCTAGCGTCCACTGCGCGTAGGCGAGCCGTGAGAGGAAGCCCCTGAGGGCGAACGGGCTCGGCAAAACCCCCTCCCCCGGGTCGCCGGGTCGGGAGGCGATGCCGGCGTAGATGGCCGGGCCGACGACGGAGGCTGGCGTCCCCGCCAGGATCGCATCGAGACCTGCCGTCGAGCCGTAGGAGACGACGAGCCCCGCCTTCTCGACCGCTGCGCGGATGTCGCCGACGACGACGGCGTCCTCGCCGTAGCCGCCCTTCAGGCGGTCAGAGAGCGGATGGGGCTTGAAGAGGATCGGCCGCGTCCCGCAGGCGCCGTAGCGGGCGACAAGCGCGCGGTAGTGCCGGGCCAGCGTCTCGACCGAGAGGCCGTGGCTGGCATCGCCCTCCACCTGCCCGCAGATCAGCACCGGGGCGGTCTTTGGCTTGGGCACATAGGTCGGGAATGGCACGCCAAGCGCCCGCCAGCGATCCAGGGGGCACGGGCCCGTGGGGAGCCATCCAAGATGGCCGATGGAAAGCTGGAAGAAGCCGGCGTCGTTGCCAAGGCTTGCCCGCCGGACGTACCCCAGATCGAGGATGATCGAGGGGATACCCTTGGCGGCATAGTCCCGGGTGATGAGGCCTTCCGCGGAACGCTGCCCGCAGACGGCGACGGCGTCGAAGTCCCGCTCGACCTGCCCTTGCAGATAGGACGAGGCCGAGCGGAGGACCGGATTGCAGCCGGCCGCCTTCAGACCTTCCCAAAGCGCCTTGCTCTGGGGGTCGTCGAGCGTCCGGCCGCGGATGTAGAGCCCGGGATGACGCCCGGCTGCGCCTTGGCATCGGAGAGCACCCGATCCCAATTCGTGCCGAGGCCGATGGCCGAAGCGGACGGGTTGGCGCCGCCATTGGCCACGTCCCACTTATGGGCCTTCATCGAGACCGTATAGGCGTATTCACCCTGCATGCGGGTGGCCAGGTTCTCGTAGCCGGAAATCCGGTCGAAGATGATCGTCTCCTCCTCCGAGTCCTCGCACAGGAAGGCATCCTGGGTGAGGCCGAGGGTGAGGTAACGATAGGTCGGGGCGCCCGAGCCCACCGTATCGTTGACGATCAGCGCCGGGTCGTCGGTGACGAGCACCGGGCGGTTGAGCGTCAGCGGGTGTGGATCGGCGAGCATCAGGTTGGTGACGCCCGTCAGCTTCATCGCGATCTGGTCCTTGACGAGATCGAAGAAGGTCTTCGAGTGCATCACCCAGGTCACGATCTGCTGGCTCTGGTCGCCGAACTTGGTCAGGCCGTCCACGAGATCGGTCGCCGACGGCTTGATGAAGGCGCTCGACGAATTCTTGACCTCGTGCTTCACCGCGGCGTTGTTGAGCAGGGCCGCCGAGAGGGCGGTCAGCGCCGTGTGAATCTGGTCCTGGACCGCGGCATCGGCCGCCTCCTGGCCAGCGACAAAGCGGAAGGTGCCCTCGTCGTAGCCGGCCTTCTTGAAGGACGCATCCGTCCACTCCAGCGGGCCGATACGGCGGTTGACCTTCACCTTGACGATTTCGTCCTGCGACAGCTTCTTGGCTGCCACGGGGTCCTGGGCGGTCTCGTCACGGCGCTGGATCAGGCCGCCCGCCATCTTGAACAGCGACTCGTAGGAGAAGCTGCCGATCTGGCGGTTGGAGGTCAGGCGCAGCGAGCCGCGCGAGACTTCGTTGAAGACGGCTAGGTTCTGAAGCAGGCGCTCCGTGAACCCGCCGCGAGTGCGCGGATCATAGACCTTCATGTCCGCGGGCATCGTGATAGCCATGGGTGTGGCTCCTTACGTGGTGGGGCTTAGGGGGTGTCCGAAGCGCTGGGTAGGCTCACGCCGCCGTCTGGGCCCCGACCATCTTGGCGAAGTGGTCATAGCCCTTCTCCGCGATGATCTTGGCCTTCTCCGTCGGCGTCATTTCGGACGGCTTCTTTCCGCTCGGGCCACCGCCGGTCCCGGATGAGCCGGGAGGCGTGCCAGAGCCCTTTCCATCCTGGGCCGTGAAGGCGCCGGGATAGGTCGTTCGCATTTCCTCGACGAGGTCCTGCATGCCAAAGGGGGTCCGGTTCGCGTCCTTGATGCGAACGGAGCCCTTCTCGTCCTTGATTTCGAGCACCATCTGGCCCTCGCGCTCCTCGACGTGAGCCACGTCGCGGATGGCGCGGAGCAGAAGCTCTTCGTGGCCCTTCAGCACGCCCGCGGCAGAGAGAGCCCGGCGAGCTTCCTGGTCGACCGTGTTCGACCGGATGTGGCCTTCGAGGCGCTTGGTGATCTCGTCCCGCTTCGCCAGTTCGTCCGCGTGCTTGCGGTTGATCTCGGCGATGGCGTTCTGGAGCTTCGTCTCCGCCAGCTTCTCGGCCTCGCGCTTGGGGTCGAGAGCCGTCAATTCGGCGAGCTTGGTGGCCGTTTCCGTGGCGCTGGCGAGCTTGCGCTCGACTTCGTCCGGGGCCCCGAGGGCTTCATACTTCTTCAGCTTGCGCGTCGCGGTTTCGGCCGCGGTGCGCTCTTCCTGGACGGCGCCGAGGAGCTTGGTGAAGTTGCGGAGGGAGACGCCGCTGGCCTCCGCCACGTCGAGGATGAACTGGCCGGTCGGCTCATCATCCCCCTTCGTGGGGCGGTAGAGGCTGCGGAACTTCTCGTCGACGGCGTCGAGCGAGGCAACAAGGGCGGGAATCGCCATGCGTAGGAGTCCTTCCGTGAGGGACGGGATCACCCCGTCAGCCGGGCCAGTTGGTTGAGGCTGGGCCCACACCTCTTGGCGGGATCACCCCGCCGGCCGCGCCCGGTTGAGACGGGGGGACGGGCGCCCTCCCCTGGCAGGATCGCCCTGCCCTCCTGGCGCAAGCCCACACGCGCGCCAACGCGGCCCGCCGAGATCACCTCGGCAGGCGAGACCCCGTGAGAGGTCAGGGATTCAAAGTCGTGCTGTGCAGGTTAGTTCACCGGAACCGGCGGATAAGGAACGCGGGGCCATGGCACCGGGCACAGGCCCACCATTCGGCCCCGCCCTTCAGCTTTCCCCCATGCTCGACGGCGCCGATCCGGACCCGCTGGAGGACCCCGTAGGGGTATCCTGCCGCATCGGAGCACGGCGAGCACTTGAAGGCCCGCACGCGCTGGCTTGCTTTGCCCGGGAGCGCTGGGCTCTCGCCTTCGACGAGCCGGAGCCGCCTTGTGCCTTCCGTCTTTGCCATAGCGCCAGACTAGCCCGTTTTCTGGCCATCAGCTTGGAATTCTCACCCGAGACGCCGGACGACTCACTTTTCATCGCGTGGTTTGGCGAGCCCCGCCCGGATAAAGGCCTGCTCGTCCCACGCCCTCAATTCGGCAATGGTGAAGGCCCGCCCCCCGTCGACGAAGTGCTTCAGGTTGAGCCCGCCCTGCTTCCACAGGTCGAAGCGCGTCTTCCCGAGGATGCGGCGCTGGACCTCTTCGGGCTGCTCGCGGAGCCACTGCTCATAGTTCCGCATCTTCGGGTCCTCCGGATTGGAGGCCAGAAGCGGCAGGATCGTACTCCGGCAGTTGTGAACCACAATTCCGCCGGTAGAATAGTAGCCCGAGGCCGTTTCGAGGTTGAACACATGCCCCGCAAACTCACGCCGTCCGAGAAAGACGACATTGTCCGCCTGTACCGTTCCGGCGTCTCCGGGATGAAGATCGCCGACGAAGTCGGCTGCCACTTCAAGGCCGTGTACCGGGCGCTCGCCGCTGCTGGCGTTGCCGTGGAGAACACCCGCAAGCGCCACGTCGACGCCGCCGCCGCTGTCAGCATGTTCGCCGCTGGCATCGGCGTGGCCGGCATCGCCAAACAGATGGGGGTCGCCCCCAACGTCATCGCCCGCGTGCTGCGCGAGCAAGGTGTAAGCCTCCGTAACCGGGGTGAGCAGCAACTCGCCCGAATGGCCCGCCTCAGCCCGCAGGAGAGGAGCGCCCTCGCCTCCGCCGCCCACGAGGCCGTCCGAGGGCGCAAACGGCAGAGCCACGAACTGGAGGCCACGGCTCAGCGCCGCCGTCGTCGGGTCTCCACCCTGGAAGACGACATTGCGGGCTTCCTGCAAGAGCGCGGCCTTGTCTTCGACCGTCAGACCCCGGTTGGTCCCTACAACTGCGATTTCACCGTCGGCGCCGTCGCCGTGGAAATCTTCGGCGGTCATTGGCATTGGCACGGGCCGCACGCCGCCCGAGCCGAGGAACGCTTCCGCCACATCCTCAATGCGGGCTTCCACGTCCTGATCTTGTGCGTCAGCGAGAGCTTCCCCCTGACCCCGGCCGTCGCAGATCACCTCGTCGGTGAGATCGAGCGCGCCAGCCGCTACCCAGCCTCGCCGCGTCAATACCGGATGATTTGGGGTGCAGGCGACTTCACGACCGGAGGCAGTGCGGACGACGACAAGCTGTCCTTCAAACCACCGTTTACTAGCGCCCGTGATCCGGTGACGGGACGCTACAAGCGCGTCGCCCGGTAGGCAGTAGTAGTGCAGCGGCGGGAAGGGGCCCTTTTCCACCGGGAACACCCGTCCGGAATTGCCCATGCAGACCAGCGACGTGCGCTCATCCAGCACCGCCACGAAGAGCCAGCCGCGATAGAGCGCGGGGTTGGCCGCCATGATCTCGCGCTGCGTCGCGACGTTGATGTGCGTCGTCGCCGTGCGGACGATCCGCTCGACCCCCCGCCGGTTCACCGCGGTCACACCGTCGGCGTAGCGCAGGTCGGCCGATCCGGTGATGCGCCGGACGATCTGATCCGTGCTCTCGCCCTGGACGAGACCGATCTGAAGCGCCCGCTTCATGCGCTCGAAGCCGGAGGCCTCAAGCCGCCTCACCGTGTCCTTCAGCACGCCCCCGGCAAAGGGGGAGCGATAGACCAAGGCCTTCAGCCGTGCGGCCGATGGCGTGACGAAATCGCCCCGCACGCCCACCCGGCGCGCAAGCTCTCCCGTCCACTCGCCCTCATAGGTCGCCTGCGCTTCGAGCCCTTCGCCAAGGCGGGTGGCGATCTCGGCGTGGGCTTCGGCGTTGATTGCCCGGATTTGGGCAAGCAGTTGGTTCAGGCGCTTGCCCGCCCAATGCGTCTCGTCGACGGGGCCGGAGCCGGAGCCGAAGCGCCGCTCGATCTGCCGGACGATGTCCTTCTCGGCGTCGTTGACCAGCCGGATGACGCGCTGGAGCACGCCATTGCCGTAGCGCGCGAGGCCGACGCGGTGCTCTAACGTAGCCGCCAAGGCTCCGTCGGCGGTCGTCCACGCCATGATCTCTCAACCTCGGAAGAATTCGCCGTGAAGCTCTAGCGCCTTGGCGTCCCGAGCGGCCTTGGCGGCGTCGAGAGTTTTGAAGACGCCGACGTAGTGACTGCGCCCCCTTAACTGGACCCGCGCCACATAACCCCGTTCCCGCTTGTGGTAGGTGACGCCCTTCACGCCAGTCGTCGAATTCCGCTGCACAGCCTTATTGGCGCAATTTTCCGACGACGTAGCTGGGCGGAGGTTAGCGAACCTGTTGTCGGAATGATCACCGTTGATGTGGTCAATCTGCGCAGGGGGCTCATCGCCCGTCGCCATCTTGAAGGCCACGCGGTGGACCTTGTAGGCGCGGCGATAAATCTCGACCACACGGTAGCCTCGTTTTGTCAGGCTTCCTGCCTCGCGACCCGCAAACCTCTTGTTCCAGATGCGGGCTGCGTAGGTCAGCGGTGGGCGGAGGCGCCAGGTGAGCACACCAGTTTCGGGGTTGTAGTGGAAAAGCGCCCGCAGGGTTTCCACGTCGGGTAATTGCACGGGCGCAGCGCTCGTGCGAGGAGTCACGTCAGCCATTTCGAGCTTCCTAAGAGCTTGAGGCGGTCAGGCCCGGTCTCGCGTTGGCGCGCGATTCCGGGCCGTTTTTATAGCATTATCAGGCACTTGACGCCAGCGCCCCGTCGGCCTTCGAGGTCATCCCTTCGTCTTCGAGGTCTCGGTCAGCATCGCAAAGTAGCGGTGATGGAGGTGGCCGACGGAGGCCCCCAGCGCCAGGCTGTCCGGCGCTTTCGGGTCGAACACCCAGGCGGTGCCGATTTCGCCGCCCGTCCGCACGACCGCATAGGAGAAGGACCGGAGCGTGCCGGCCTTCGCCTCCTCCAGCAACCGCTCCAGGCTGGCCACGATCTCGGGAACCGGCTCGTTCTGAGCCGGCTTCAGCAGGGCGACGTTGCTCATGCGAACACCCCGCCGTAGCTGCGCTTGTGGTGGACGCGCAGGCCAAGGAAGGAAATCGCCCAGCCGTCCCACTCGCGGGCCCACCGGAACAGGTGCGGCACGAGTGCCAGCGTCACCTTGGCGGAGTAGCCCTTGCTGCCGTCGCCAACGGTCCCGCGCTCCCACATGATGCGGAACAGGCGAAACCAGCGGAGATCGTCGTCGTAACGCATCACGGGCTTGAAGCGCAGATTGCTCATGGAGTGTCCTGTGCCAGGTCAATGCAGCGGGCGTATTCGCGCACCCGCTCGATGTCGTTGGCGACCTCGTGCTCTTTCAGACCGAGGAGGGTCGCGATCAGCGCCGTGTCCTTGCCCTGCCGCCAGAGGATGGCGGCGCGGCGGAGCATCGGATAGGCGAGCATGGATCAGGCCGCGATGTCCGCGTCGTCGATGCCGTCGGTGTCGACCTTCTCCTGGTCGAGGCGCTTCTGTTCCTCGACAGGGTCGAAGCTCTCCGCCAGCGTCGCCCGGCGGCGAAGCTCTTCCCAGAATGTCTGCCGGCTGAGATCGCCCGTGGCGCGAGCCTTCAGCAGAAGGTCACCGCCCTCATTCATCGTCAGGGGCAGGAAGTCGGTGTTGACGCGAACGTCGACCGACTGCGTCTCGGCGCCCTTGCGGGCATAGCCCATGGCAATCTGGAAGGCCCGGGCGATAGCATCGCGCGTGGCGATGGCAAAGGCCTGGACCTCCGAATTGGCCTGCGTCTCGTCGATGGTGCGGGCCGTCGCCGTGATGTTGCCCGGGGCCGATCCTGCCATGAGCGGGCGTAGGCCGATCCGGTGCATCTGCTCTTCGATGGTCTTCAGCTTGTCCGTCGCCCACTTGATGCCGGTGCCGGTCGGCTCGACGTACTTCAGATCAACCCCCTCGCCGGGGATGGCGACAAGCTGCTTCGGGCCGACGGTGACATCGCCAACCGTGTCGAGATCGGCGCCCGTGCAGACCAGCATGGCGAAGCACGACTGAATGCCGGCGTTCACCTCATGGGAGGAGACCTGCCAGTGCTCGATGTTCTTGTCGGCAAGGTCGAGGAAGTAGGGTCGCACCCGGTAGTCGCCTTCCGGATCGCCCCACATCAGCGTCACGAGAGGAATGCCGATGGGGTCAAGCGCCCCCTGCTCGACAATGCCCCAGCCGGACGTGCCCTTCTCCCACAGTTGCCAGGAGTCCCGCTCATAGACGCGCACCCGCTCCACCGCAGACTCGGTGAAATCGGTGCGGCTGAGTGCCGTGGTCGTCTCGCGGACGCGGATGTGGGAGAGCGTCGGGACCCCGTCGATCAACTCGACATAGGCCGCCAGCAGGTTCTCCGCCGTGACAAGCTCGAAATGCGGGCGCCGGGCCGCCTGATCGGCCGCGGTGTTCCCCGCTGCCGTCGTCTGCTTCTGCCCCTCTGCCGGGTAGCTCACCAGAATGTGGGCCATCCCGAGGGATGCCGCCTCAAACATGAAGCGGCGGGCAAAACCGTCGAGGGTCGAGCCCTTCAGGTCGATATTGGCCGCCCAGGCCGCCACCTCCGCCGGGGACTTGTCGCCGATGACGATGGGCTTCGACAGCGGCTTGGCGAGCGTCGTGTTGATGGCCTCGCGGAAGGCTGGATAGAGGAACGTCGAGGCGAGGCGCGTGTCGTAGTTCGTCTGGCTCTCGCCATTCATCTTCGGGAGGAAGGTCTCGCCCTCCCCGCGCATGGCGTCGGTGCCGGCGAGGAGCCTGCGAATCTTGGTCCACCGCGGCGCCATGAAATCGTAGGCGGCGCTGGTTTTCGATGGGTCCATGATCGTTCCCTACGAGGCGGCGTCAGCCTGGATTAAAGAATTCGCCATGAAGCTCGCGCGCCTTGGCGTCACGGGCTGCCTTGGCTTCGGCCACGGTGTCGAACGTGCCCAGGTAGTGCGTCCGCCCATCCCATGTGACCATGGCCATCCAGCGGTCGCCGTTGCGGCGGACCCCTTTAGCCCCGCTCACGCTGGCGGATTGACGCCTCGCGTTGGCACGGTTCTGCCCGATGGTCGCCGTCCGCAAGTTGTCGAGCCGGTTGTTGGACGGGTTTCCATCGACATGATCAATCTCGACGGGCGGCTCTTCGCCGTACACCATTTTCCAGATGACACGGTGAGCCCAGAACCTTTGCCCCTCGATCCTGAGGGCGATGTAGCCGTGAGGGGAAACAGACGTGCCGGCTTGCGTGCCGGCGTAGCGGGTGTTCCACATCCGGGTTGCGGGGGTCGATCCCGACTTCGGCCGCCAGATCAGCCGGCCGGTCTCGTAATTGTAATCGAGCGTTTCCCTCAATGTATTCGCTGATGGCAGAACCAGTCGCAGCCGTTGCGTAGCATTGCTCATTGCGAACGAGACCCTGCGCGTCCAGGTGGGTTCAGAAGCTCTGTTACTGCATAAACAAGAGCGTCTAGCCTATCTGGAGAGTATCCAGCTTTTTCTGGATCAAAGTCGATAGTAAATTCTGTCATTTGATCCTCTAGCTTGGCCAGATGACCAACGTGATGAACCTTCCCCTGCTCATACCAAGCGGCAACGGGCTCGGCCCTTGTGTATTTCCCCTTCGAGGCGTGGACGCCCTTGATGGGGATGGATCGGTCGAGGGCGCTGATGGTCTCCATGACCATTTCGCCGCCCTGATTGGTCTCGACGATGATGGCGTCGGCCCCGTAGAGCTTGGCGGTGTTGATGACGCGCCAGGCCCACTTGTTCGGCTTCTCGCCCTGGGATGAGGCGTCGGCGAGGACGAAGGCCTCGCGCGTGCGCCAGTCCTTGCCACGGCACCCCGCCACCACGATGCCGCACTCGTCGGCGTTCTCGCCCGAGGTCGTCGGCGGATCGACCGCCACCACGATCCGGTCGAGGTCTTGCGGAGGACGGTTGATCCTCAGGCCTTCAAGCTGCCCCCGGTTCCACAAGGCGTCCGGGTTGTCGGTGAGGAGCTTGGCGTAAAGCTCCTGCATGCCAAGGCGCGTGCCCTCGTAGCGCTTGACGATCCGGTCGAGGAAGACCGGGGCGAGGTTCGCCAGGTTGTCGTATGTCGACGCATGGGAAATCCGGCAAGCCGGATCGTTCACAAGGTCGCGGACCAGCTTGATCGGCCGCGGCGTCGTGGTGATGACCGCCCGCGGGTGATCGCCGAGGCGAAGCCCGAACTGGAGCATATCCCAGGTGTCTTGGCCGTACTGCCAGGCTGCCAACTCGTCGCACCAGGCGAAGTGATGCTGCGGGCCACGAAGGCGATCCGGCTGCTCGGCCGAGTAGAGGAAGGCCTTCGAGCCGTTCGGCCAGAGAACCCGCCGCCGTGTCGGCTGGTACTTCGGCGCCTTGCCCGGCTGGAAGACGGAGAGGAGCCCGGACGGGCCGTCGACCATCACGTCTCGCACGTCGGCTGCGGTCGGGCCGACCAGGGCAATCTGGATCGGCGTCTCCCAATAGGCCTCCACCATGTCGCGGACCCATTCGGCTCCGGCGCGCGTCTTGCCGGCGCCACGTCCGGCGAGGAGCATCCAGTAGAGCCAGTCGGGGTCGTCCGGCGGCAACTGATCGTCACGCGCCCAGAAGCGCCAGTCATAGGCGAGGTGGGCCGCCTCCAACGGCTCCAGCGTCGCCATGAAGGCCTGCTGGTCCTCCGGGGAGAGGGCCGCGTAGTCCTTGACGGTGAACCGGGCCGTCATCGCCCGTCAGTGCAGCTTCGGCGCGAGCCGCTTCATCGCGGCGTCGAGCTTGGCCTGGAGCGTCGCCTTGGGGTCAGCATCAGCCGTCGCGTCAGGGGCGCCGGGGGCAATCCCGAGAAGGTTGCGCTCGATCTCGTCGATCTTCAGCACGCGGTCGAGAGCCTGGACATCGCCGGCATTGGCCGCGTCCATCACCGCGGAGCGAAGCTGTGCCAGCCGGTCGACGTGCTGGTCGAAGACCTCTTCAAGCCGGTCCTGCATCCGCATCGTGCGGCCGACCTGGAATAGCTCGTACACCCGCCCAAGCGAGAACGGCTCGGGGGCGTGGGCCTCGCGCATGTGCTCGGCAATCTGCCGGTAGCTGTAGCCATAGACGCGCAGGCCGTAGATTTCGGTGGCCCACTCCTCGCGCTTCAACTGCGAGGCGGACGTGGAGTTATTCTTCCCCGGACGGGCGCCGCGCAGAGGCTTGCTGCGACTTCCTCCCGCCTTCTTGCCCTTTCCCTTCTCGTTCATTGCCATTGCCGTTCAGGTGAGGGGGAGGCCGGAGCCGTTGTGGCCCCGGCGTCCCTGGTTGGGGTTCACGATCCCGAGACGCGACCAGCCTGGCCGGTAGCGCGACGGGCGTTGACGATGCCGGCGCGGGCCCGCTGTTCGGGGCCTGCCGGCAAGATGGCGTTCCGCGGAACCCGGCGAACGACGCGCCAGACGCGCGCCCGGGTCGAGGCCACCGAGTCCCGCCTGGAGAAGGCCATACCGATGCCGGCCGCCGCGCCGGTCGAGGCGGGGCTTGTGGCCGCGCTCAGGATCACCACGGGCGCCTGCTGCGCCGCCGCCGGGCACCTACTGACCAGACCGAACTGGCAGGCAAGCGAGTATGCGGCGCTTCAAAGCGCCGCGGAGCATGGCCAGCGGATGATCGCCCTCGCCGAAGGGGAGGCTGCCCAATGACGGGGACATCCCTCACCACCCGCCGCTCGGGCGGCGCCCTGTATCAGCCGAAGGCTGCGCACTATGCCAAGCACAAGGGCGCCCACAAGCGCGCCCTGGTCGCCGATCAGCGCCACATTCCCATGGTCGCCGATCCGCAATCGCCTTTCGCGCCGCGGCACCGATACCTGGACATCTTCGAGGGCCGGAAGGTCGCGGGAAGGCCGGAGATCGGCGCGCATCGCGACATGGTCCTGTATGCCGCCGCCATCGGCCAGAAGCGCGGCACCTTGCCGGCTGATCTCTCGGCCTTCAGCGCCGACGCCTGCCGCCACGCCGATGGCACGGGGACGGTGACCTTCTCTTGCGAGAGCCGCCGCATCCCGGTCGAGGTGGCCTTCCTCGATTGGGAAGGCTCCTTTACATCCGAGGACCTTCCCGCCATCGCCGCGCCGGTCGAGGCCGCCGAAGAGGCGGAGCCATACCGCTGCCAGCATACCAGCCCGCTCGCCCTGCCCGCCCCCGCGGCGCAGGTGGCGGTGGGGCCCGCTGGCAACGATGGGGATCACACCAGCGGGCCCCGACACTCAGCCGGGGGAGCGAACACCCAGCCGAAGACGAAGGCGAAGAGGGCGCCACGCTCGAAGCCGAAGACAATCACCATCATCGGCCGGAGGGGCTGCCAGAGCTTTGCGGTCCCCTTCTAGGGGATCGCGCGCTCGGCCTGGGGACGAGTCGGCCGCAGGCTAGCGATTCCTATGCCTGATTTGCCTTGTCCTGTGGGGAAAATTGAACACTTTTTTTGCGCCGGAAGGTCAGCGGATGCGACTTGAACGGATCGCAGACCGAAATCCCCTGCCAGAGGCCCGGATGGGCGAACGAGAGCCCGTCGGCGATCAGGCACGCCTGTAGCTCGCGCCGCTCATAGACGCTTTTCGTCGACACGCTCACCAGCTTGGCGATCCTGGCCGCGGGGACACCCATGGCGAAGAGTACGATGATCTTCCAGTCCCGTGCCTTCACGTCCACCGGCACCTTCGAGCGGTAGATCGTATTGCCCAGCCTGACCGTGCGCTTGACGCCCCGGGTCATGGGCCGAACCAGAGCCCCCAGATGCGAGAGCACCGCCCACATGCGGGAGATTTCCCGCGGCGTCGGCAGGGGCTCGCGGATCGGGATCGGGTCGACCGCCTCCTCGCCCGCCTGGATGCGCTCCAGCATCGTGACCCAAAGCTCGCGCATGTCCTTCAGGTCTTCGAGGTCGAGCATGGGCTCGGGCGAGGAGGAGCGGAGCCCGGACAGAAACCGCATTTCCCGATCAGGCAGCCGCTTCAGCGTCGCGACCGCCTGCCCGATGGCGAACAGGACCACGTCAGCCCGGCGAGGGGGATCGAGCACCCCCTCCGGCGTGGGAATCTCGTCGGCGGCAAGCGCCAGAGCTTCCCGGATCAGGTCGAGGTCCGACTCGGTCATCAGAAGGGAATCTCGTCGTCCTGCGCGAGCCGACCGCCGGCCCCGGCCTGATCCTTCATGCGGCCCGTCCCGGCGTCAATACGGCCGGCGCCGCTGCCGAAGCCGCCAGCGTAGCCCGCGCCCGCTCCAGCGCCGTCACGGGGCTCGCGCGTGCGCGTCTGGCCGTAGTCGTCCTGCGAGGGAGCGGGGCGATCTCCGGGCTTATCGAGGATCGCCACGGAGCCGTCGAACTTGCCCACGACCGTCTCGGTCATGTAGCGCGTCTTCCCCTCCGAATCCTCGAAGTCCCGCGTCTGGACCTTGCCGGTGACCGTCACCAGGAAGCCCTTCTTGATGTGGGGCTCGATCATCTTCTCGACGATGTTCTGGTTGAAGACGACCACCCGATGCCAGTCGGTGTGCTCCTTCTGCTCGCCCGTGTTCTTGTCCTTCCAGCGCTCGGACGTGGCGACGGAGAAGGAGGCGACCTTGTCGCCGCTCTGCGTCATGCGGATTTCCGGGTCCTTGCCCACCCGGCCGATGATGTGATGCACGTTCATCATGTCGATTGCCTCCGTCAGGTCAGAAAAAGCTCGGTGCGCGTGTCGTAGGGGATGGCCGCCTTGCCAAGGCGTCCAAGCGCTCGAAACCGCAGTTTTTTGAGGTGCAGATTGGAGGTGTTGGGCACCTCCTCGTCCTTGGCGAAGACGATGCCGATGTCGGCCTTGTTGTACCAATGGGCGGAGCCCGCGGCGTTGTAGAGCGTGAGGTTGTCGCCGCTCGTCTTGCCGCCTTCCTTGTCCGGGTGGATCACGACGCAGACCAGGACCCCATACATCCGGGCGAAGGCCTTCAGCTTCTTGATGGCCCGCTCGACGTATTGGGTTTCCGTCTCTCGGCGGGAATCCCAGGCGTGCGAAAGCTCGTTCCATGGGTCGATGATGAGCATGGTGATGCCGTCACGGATGACCGCGGCGTGAGCCTTCTCCAGAAGCCAGTCGATGGAGGAATCCTCCTCATCGTCGACCTCCGCCTCGTTGGTGATGAAGGCGATGTGGCGGTGGATGACGCGATCCGTCAGGGCCACCTCGCGCTTGTCCCATTCCCTCTTTGGCTTGCCGATCAGCGCCGTGCGCAGGGGGTCACGGATGAAGGGGATGATCGGCATTTCGGGCGAGCAGATACCGACGTTCCAGCCGAACTGGCGGACCATGTTCGCCGCCAGTTGCAGCGTCCAGGTTGACTTGCCGGAGGCGGGCTTGCCCAGGACCACCATGAACATGCCCGGCGTCAATTCCAGCGCCGGAGCCCCCGGCGGCACCCGTTCCGGATCGAGCATGCCGAAGCCCGTCGAGTGCAGCGTCAGCGGTGGGGGCTCCGGCAGGTCGAGCAGGTGATAGAGGCCCTTCACCGGGTAGGGCTTGGCGTTCTGGATCATGCCCAGGACCGCGTCAGAGCCCAGCTTCACCAGCACCTCGTTGGCGTCCTTGCACCCTTCAGGATAGGCCACCCGGGAGCACCGGGCCCGGCCGTAGCGGCGGGCAAGCTCATCGGCGAGCCGCTGCCCCGGGCCGTCGCCATCGGTGAAGAGCACAATCCGCTTTAGGCCCTTGGTCTTGGCCCAGGTCTTCAGCACGTAGGCGAACTTGTCGTCCTCCTCCGGGTTGAGATCGTCAGCCCGCGCGGGGACCGGGGGGAGAGGGTTGCCGTCCTTGTCCTTGTCCGGCGGCGCCCCCGTCGGGACCGAGACGACGTAGGGCCATCCCGCCTCGATGACGGCGAGGCAATCGGGCTCGCCCTCGACAATCACCAGCGGCTCCTTGCCGTCCCGCATGGCGTGGTCGAGCAGGATGTCGGAATTGTAGAACGTCATCCGCGATCCGGTCTTCGCCCAGATGACCTTCGAGCCGTCATGGCGCGGCTTGCCGCGATACTTCTCCCCCACCCGGAGCCCGTCCTCGATGTAGGGGAAGACGATCACGTCGCCGTTGGCGTCCGGGACGATCCGCGTGAACTCCTCGCCGGCCTCGTCACGCTCGACGACCCGCTTGCCGCTGTAAATCCCCATACGTGACAACGTGTCCGGCTCGATTGCCCGGCTTGCGAACCAGTTGACGGCGGCCTGGCTGATCGTTTCCATCGTAGTATTCCCCATCGGCATATCCACAATTATGGCATTTCCACACAACGCCATCGCCCAAGATTGAAACCGAAAGACAAGGGTCCCGTTTATGCTTCCGAAGGTGCGAACATTGCGGACAGATAACCTTCTGGTTTCGCATCGAATAGCTTTTGACCCTGATCCGATGCTTGTCGAGGATGTCGCGTGCCGACTGCATCCCTCGCCTCCCCGTCAGTTGTCGAAGTAGCGGACGACGGGCGCGGCCGGCGCCGCCGGGCCCAGCGTCAGGTCGCCGCGGTCGACGACGCGCAGCACCCAATTCCGCCACGTCGCCCCCCAATCGGCCTTGACCGCGTCCTTGCCCGTCTTCGCCAGCCAGAAGTCCCGGAAGCGCTCCGCCTCCCGCTCGATCCGCCCAGCGGACAGGCCCTTGGCCGCGGCATAGGCCCTGCCCTCGTCGGACAGCCGCCAATCCGAAGGCAACCGCGATCCGCGGCTCGCGCCCTCCTTCCTGCCAGATGCAGCCTTCAGCCCCTCGTCCGAAGGATGAGGGGGAAGCCCCAGGGGCAAAGCGTCGAGAGGGGGGTGAAGGGGAGAGTCTTCTCTACTCTTCTCTTCTCTTCTCTCGTTCGTCGCGCCTGAAGCAAATGCTTCATCCTGATCCTTATTTTTCAATGGGTTGCGGCGAATTTCCCCACTGCGTATCCCACCTGTCTTGCCTGCGTGTGCTCGCTGTGTCCGGGTTGTGTCGCGCTGGTCTAGCTCCTGTGTCACCCGGTTGTTGGCCAGATACCCATCAGACGTGACCATGATCTTGCCCGCGGCGATGAGATCGTCGCGCAGCTTCCGAGCCTTGTTCGGGTGACATTTCCAGATGCGCGCGAGCACTCCAGCATCGTCGATGACAGGCCCACGGCGCCGATACATTTGATGGCAGAAGCGCAGATAAGCGCCTTCTTGCTCCAGGGTCAGAAGCTCTGTCCCTTCATCCCAGGCCTCGTATTCCATCTTGTAGAACTCGCCCCGCATCACCGCCTCCGTGCCGCCGTGGCGGTCGTCTGGAGGTGGCGGCGAACGGTTGAGGGGCGCAGCCCCATGACCTTGGCAATCTGGCGTGAGGACAGCCTCGCCTCGTCCTTCATCCGGCGGATCGCGATGCGCTTGATCTCGGCCATCCAGTGAGGCCCACGGGGCCCCACAATGTCGTCTGGCGCGACACGATGCTCATCGCAGACGCGGCGCAGGATAGCCCGCCCCCTGATCCTCATGTGCCCTTCCCCATCGTCGAAAAAAGGTCGTCCTGCCCGGCGGGCGGAGAGGAGCGCAGTTGCCCCTTCCGTCCCGCCGGGGAGTGACGAATTGCCTCGATTGGCGCGTTTGAACCCGAGGGCCCCTGGGGGCGCGCAGCATCGTGGCCTTGTTCCGGGCTTGCACCGGCCGCCCCTTCGCTCTGGGTTGCGGGCGTGGTCCCCCCAGGGGGGCTCGTAGTGGCCTCGCTGGAGGCCCAATGGGTTTTGAATCCGGGGGGCAGGTGAGCAAAGCAAAACCACTCGCCTTCCTGCCCGTAGCGCAGCTTCACGCCCTGACCGAACGTGCCGATCCGGCCACAGACCTTGCACTCGTGAGTGAAGAAGCGCGGGATCGTCATGCCGCCGCCTCGTCGATCAACCGGACCTTGATGAGGCTCTTCAGGCTCTCGGGCTGGAACAGCGCATCCCGCGGGACAAAGAAGGCCGGGCGGCCCGTGCCGGGGTCCCCCCAGAAGCGCTGGTCCTTGCCCCTCTTCCCCAGCGTCCAGCCGAGGATCGTGCAGATGGGGGCCGCCACATGGACAAGCACGAAGGGGCGCTCGTCGGCATCGTCGGGATGCAAGATCAGGCTATGGGAGGGTTTGGCGCAGGTCCGCACCTCCACGAGCCCGCCGACATCGGTCGCACCATACTGGCCGAGGGTCCCGTGCCAGAAGAGATTGTAGGCCTTGGCCACGGCGACCTCGCCGAGGGCTCCGGTGATGTGCAGCGACCAGCCATCGTCGGGGCTTGCGCCGTAGCGGTCTTTCAGGCCCTTGGCGACGTTGGCCGCCTGCCGGCAGACGCCGATCTGCCCGGCCTGGATCATTTCGGAGTAGTTGAGCGTCACGCGCATCAGGCGACGCCTCCTGCCAACGCGGCGCCGCGGGCGATGTCCTTGTCGCTGATCCAGCCAATCTTCCGCTGATAGGCTCTCTGCCGATCCCAGATGAACCAGGCGAAGGCGATGGCGCCCTTGTCGAGCTTGGGGCCCTCGTAGCCCTCCCGGTGCATCATCGGCAGCCGGCCGGAGAAGACATGGACCCGTGAGAGCGGCGTCGCGGCGTCGACGGGAACCACGGCCCCCTATCCTGCCCTTCGAGGAAGCGCAGGGGGAGGAGCATGGCGACGTAGGGGGAGCGCTCCAGCGCGGTGTCGATGAAGGCCTGCGCCAATTTGAACGGCGGATTGGTGACGATGGCGTTCGCCCTGAAGGGCGGGTTGGTGAAGAGGAAGTCGATGCCGCTGATCGCGTCGGGGCAGCCCCGCTCGACGAGATCGCTGGCGAGCACCTTGAGACCCGCCGCACGGAAGGGCCGGACCAGCGCCCCGTCGCCGCAGGCGCATTCCCACACAGGGAGGCCTCTCAGCCATGGGTATTCGACGCCGAGAAGCCCGTGCGCGGCTTCTGGAGGGGAGGCGTTGAAATCATCGCGGCGCACGGCGAGCGCGGCCTTCTTGACCGCGATCAGGCCGCCTGCCTTGGCTCCGTCGGTTTGGGTCCTATCCTGGCCGGAGAGAGGACGGCTCAAACCTTGGCGGCGCCGAAGCGCCGCTGTCGTTGATCGCGGTCGAAGTCGCCATGGCTCACCTTCGCCGTCGAGCGCTTCGGGATCGGGACGTAGCACATGCGATAGTGCTCCCGGCAGAAGGGCTGGCCGTCGAGCGCCCGCCGGCCGCAGTAGATTCCGCCATCCTCAGGCTTCGTTCCGTGCCTCCACAAGGGGAAGCGGCAGGACGTGACCTTCAGGTCGAAGAGAGAGATCGGTCGCACCTCCTCAAGTGCGACTTCCTTCACCTCTTCGAGGGGGACAATCGAAACAAGCTCGCCCGGATCAACCGCAGCCCGTGAGAGCTTCGGCCGATATGGCTCCCGCCGCTCGGGCTTGGAGCGGGCGGGGCGCGGCCCCGGGTTGTTCCGAGGCCGCTCATAGACCTTCCCCGTGAGGCCGAGGCGGTGTGCCTTGCCGATGGCAGCGTTGCGTCCGCAGCCAAGAGCCTCGCCGATCAGGGAGTATGCCATCCCCTTCCCGACCAGGTCCTTCAGCATGGCCACCGCCTCATCCGTCCAAGAGAAGGTCTCCATGACATCAGGCCTCCGGCGTGCCGCGGAAGAGCGAGAGAGCCGTCGCCTCGCTGACCCCCTTCGCCTCCGCCTCGACGATCTCGCGGAAGCGATTGTCGAGATCGAAGATGGTGAAGACCCAAGAGAGCGAGCCGGCAAACACCCGGTAGCGCAGCCGGCAGATGAAGCGCTCCCGCCTGCCGCCCTCGAAGACCGGAATGGCAACGCAGAAGAGGCCGGGGACGACGAGCTTCTTGCCGTGGGCGTCCTTGTGCTCCTCCTGCCAGACGATCTCGCCCTCCCCCGACTGGAGGATGCGCGTCTCGGCGACGTTGGTTTCCACCCGAACCTTCAGGCCGCGGGAAAGCTGCATCATCGTGGCCGGGTTGGCGAAGGTCGTCTGGAAAAGGTCGCCGTATTGGGCCACCTCCCACTCCTCCGCGACGACGAGATCGGCGATGCGGTCGTCGAGGAATTCGGCGAATTCACCGACCTTCATCATCGAGCCCGCCGCCTTCCGCCATGCCACAAATTCGGCCGAGAGCGGGAAGGGATAGACGATCTTGTGGCGCATGTAGGACGGCGCGTCGCCGTTCTGGCCGTGATAGTCCACCACCGCCGTCAGCGCCGGTTCCGATCCGACCGTGTAGAAGAGCGCCGTCTTGTCAGTCTTGTGATGGTTGACGAGAGCGATGAGGGACTCGGCGGTGAGAGCCCTCGCGGTGCCCTTCACGAAGTCAGGGCCGATGCGCCACTCGTCGAGGATCGCCTTGACGCTCCGCGGGGCATAATCGTCGGGGTCGTAGTAAGCGGGGATCGTCTCCGCCAGAGAGCGGCCGTCCTTGCGGGGGTCAGTGAGAGACACCGGCCGATAATCGAGGCTCTTCTGCGTCAGGGCTTCGATTTCCTGGATCGCGTCCTTGGTCAGTTCCATCGGGCCTTACTCCGCGGCCTGGGCCCGGCGTTCGGTCGAGCGACCGAAATCCATGGCTTCCTGTTGAGGATGAGAGACGGAAAGCTCGCCGTCCCGGGTGAGCCAGAAGAAGGAGCGACGGCGCGGGGCCTTCGGCAGCTTCGAGGCGACATCGGCCGAGAATTCGACCTCGTTGCCGTTGGTGACGGTCAGCTTCAGCTTCAAGGTCACCTCGCCGGTCACCTTGCGGCTATCGCCAGAAAGCTCCTGGAGGCCCTTCAAGGCCTTCTGAAGCTCTTCCGTCAGGGCCGGGGCGAGCCGGCCATCTTCGAGGAGGCCAATGACCTCCTTCACATCACGAATGGGGCGCGACATGCGCGTTCTCCTTCCCCCGGTTGCCATGTTGCGCCACCCAGGGCGCGATCTTCCCGGACAGCCAATAGGCAGCCCTGAGAACCCAGATCGCCGTGCGGGTTCTAAAGTCGCGCGCGACGGATGATCTCTTCGAGGGCTGCGATGCGCTCGTGGAGTCGTTCGATTTCATTGGCAGCCACCCCTTCAAGGGCTTCGGACTTCAATCGCCGAAGCTGGTCGATCTCTTCCGAGCGGAACCGCGCCGTCGGCTCGCCATACCAAGCACTCTCGACGCGACGGGGGGACCACTTCAGCTTTCTCGCAAGGTGCGTGATGCAACCCTTCACGCTCCGCATGTTCGGAGGCGCGAGAGAGCGAACCAACTCTTGTGCTTCGACGTAGGCCATCTTGGGCAACTTCCCCAACATTTCGGGAAACTCCTGTGATCTCTTACGATCAACAAGGAGGGCTTCCCAGATACCTTGATCCCCTCAGGTAACGTGTATGCCTACATTCTCGAATAGGTGGCGGCTCCAGGGTGAGGAAACCCGTCGGAGCCGCCGGGGTCTCCTCCCACCGTCCGGCCAGGGTCAGTTGGGAGGAGACAACGGGGAGCGGCGCGGTCGCGCCGCCAATTCGGTTTCTGCGTCCCCACGCAGAGATCGGGTGGCGGCAAGACGCCGCTTCACTTCGTGCTGGACTTGATCGTGGGACCAATGCGGATGTTCCCGCTCTAACTCTCGACGAGCCTTCCAATAGTCGCGTTCCGCCGACCGCTGAGCGCGGCGGTCTGGGTCCGCCCAGAAAGCCTTGAGCCGGGCCGACCGCTTTTCAGCCGCGATCAAGTGGCGTGCATCCCGGCTCGCCGAGGTGATCTCCGACCAGTCAACGACGCGCGAAAGGCCCCGTCCGCGAACTCCATCAACGAAAGTGACGATCTCGACCGTCGGGAAGAACCATTCGCAATGGGAACGATATGCGCCAAACCGCTGATGCAATTGGCGCTCATCCTCATGGCCCCCAGGCCAGATCGCGACGAGCCGACACGGGCAAGGCGAATGGGCGTTGATCGCTGCAACCCGCTTGTCGGGATTGATAGACACGCCGATCTTGATGGCCCCTGTCTGGGCTTCCACGACATAGATCAGCTTGGTCACGGGGAGGCCTCGCAGTCCGCATCGGATGACGAGCGCCGCGAGGCAAGGAAGGCCCTTACATCCTCCAGCGTTCGGATGGTGATCGAGCCACCAGCACGGAGCCGGCCGACGAGTTTTCCATCGTTGACCGCCAGCCGTCCAAACGTCGTTTCCTTCATCCCGTGCTTCGCCGTGAAGGACTCGATGTCGCGCAGCAGCTTTTGAGTTTCTGTCATGGCCCGAGAAGATAATGGGCATTCGCCCACTATGTCAATGGGCATCTGCCTCATTGATGATGGGCAGGAATGTGGGCAGCCTCCCACCATGGGGACGTGGCGAAAAAAACTTGCGGATGAAATCAACCGCCAAGAGCGGGACATGAAAGAGGTCTCGCTTACCGCGGGTCTTGGAGAAACCTACGTTCGCGATGCAATCAAGCGCGGCCGGGGAAAGCTGGAGAACTTGATTAGGGTGGCCGCCGTTCTCGGCCACCCCCCCGAGTGGCTTACGTCGGACGTGAGAAGCGAGCGGAAACCCGCCCGCCGCGGCGAAACTTTCCGGCCTCAAATCACCCCTGGAACCGAACTTGTCAGCCGCACAGATAGGCTGCCGATCTACGCGGCGGCCATGGGCGGATCAGGCCACATGATCGTGACCTTTGACCCCGTTCAATACGTCAAGACGCCGACAGTCCTGGAAACGGTCCTCGGCGCCTACGGCATCCTCATCACGGGAGACAGTATGGACCCCGAATTTCGGGCCGGAGATATGGCGTTGGTCAATCCACTCTTGCTCCCCATGCGCGATGAAACCCACGTCTTCTATGACCACCCGCCGGGCGGAGAGGCGGAGGCCATGGTGAAGCGCTTGGTGTCGTGGAACGATGAGCGCTGGAGACTGCGCCAGTTCAATCCACCCCTTGATTTTGAAGAGCATCGCGCCGACTGGCCGACTTGTCATCGGGTCGTTGGAAAATACAATCGGAGGTAACGGAGTTGGACAAAAACGGACCCCCAAAAGAAGAGGTGCCGGGGATTCCAAGGGCCGCCATCGAGCGATGGGGGGGCATCAAATCAACCGATCAGATAAATCTCTTTCTGACAAAGGAAGATTTGGACAATTTATTTATTGGGCTTCGCACAATACTGCAAGCACAAGAAAGTATCGCTGTCTGCTTACATCATTTTAGCTACGGCAAGGCACAAGAAGCTAACTCAGCATTTGAAGAATTTCGCCGACTCAGCATCCAAGGCGGTACACGTGTCAACGCCCTAATTACAAGCGTTATGCAAAAAGCAGAGCCAGGGCAAAGGGACGATAAATGACCACCGACCCGTCGGATAGCGACTACTCCAAAATCATCGAGTTTCCGAAGGTCTCCTTGAATCGAGGCGGAGGAGGTGGCACATCCGGCGGCATGGAAGCTCGGATTGCAGCACTTGAGGTCGGCGTCAAGGACATGTCGTCCAAGCTCGACAAGTTGACCGATGCACTTCAACAAAATGCGCTCAGCCTTGCTGAAATCAAAGGGCGGCTGGCCGACTCCCCAAAAGCGGTTGAAATCTCGAAGCTGGCGACGGAGGTCGCCGAGCTTCGCGGAAAAATTGACGGTCTCCCAACTTTCAAGAATCTCGGAATTCTGACGGTCGCCATCGCGGGACTGACGGCAGTAATGCCGAAACTCTGGAAGTGGCTAGATCGCGCCGTTCCATTCTAGGCCGCTATAGACTCATCGTCAGGGACCGGCCCAAATACGCCCAAAATAACGGCATCCTCAAAGTCGCCCGTCGCGGGGTCACCGCACCGTGAGAACGCGATCCCTGCCCCTCCCCCCTCTGCGCACCGCTGCGCCACCCTGATCGCCTCCGCTGCGCTCTTGACCTCCCGAGCTTCACCAGGGACGAGGCGAGACCGCCCCTTGCGGGTCACATCCTGCTGGAATGGCTGCACGACGAAATAGGTCACGGCCGACATTGTCACTCCTCCATACGAGGAGGCCATTGGTGACTCGAAAAAGAGAACATTTCAAGAACATCATTGATGCAGCCGGGTAAGGGTAAACCCGGATGGGCAAATTGACAGTGGGCATGAGCCCATTTTGCCCATTGACAAGGTGGGCATTTGCCCATTTAATAGCGGCAGACAAAGGGGATCGCTATGTCTGCCTTCACACTGTTGCCCCGCATCCCGGTCTATGAGCGACTGGCCGCCATCCATGCCGAAATCGACGCCGCGATTGGCGCCGCCGACTGGCACGCCTTCCGCGATGCTTCAGACCGCGCCGAGCGCCTGGGCACGGCTGCGGCCCGCCGCCGCGATGTCGAGCGCTTCCGCTTCAATTCAGCCTTCCGCGCCCGGATGCTGGCGAGCGCTGGCATCAGCCAGCGGGAGTCGATTGACCTTGCCGCCATGCGCGCCGCCAAGGCGCAGGCCATGGCCACCCTTGGCAAGCTCCTGACCGAAGGCGAGCACGAGGACACGCGAGTTCTGCGGCTACGCCTGGACCTCTCGCGCGCCCGGCTGAATGCCCTGCGCATCGCCTATGTCGCTGAGCGCTTCGAGCGCGGGACCGACCGCATCCGCCAGCGCCGCTTCGCGATCCGGGCCCACTTGGACGCGGCTCCGCTCTCGGCCATCGAACGGGCCGAAGGTGCCATCGCCACCGCGCCCGATTCCGCGGCCCTCGCCGGACTTCTCGCTGTCCGCTCCTCGCTTGCGGCGGAGGCCTGACGCCATGCGACGGAGCGCCAATGTTCACTTCGCCGCGCCGCTGGTCATCAAGGCCAAGGCGAGGGATCACATCCGATCAAACGGCGACCCCTTTTGCGCCCTGGAGATCGAATTCTCCGAGCGCGGAAACGAGCGCGACACGCGCGAGACCATCACCCTTTTTGTCGAGGACGGGGATTCCCGCCTTGCACATGCCCTCGCCGACGCGATCAACGCCGCGGCGAAGGAGCACGGCAATCCGGCCCGCCCCATCGGGGACCTTGCCAACAAAATCATCGCCGAGGCGGCCGAGATCGCCCCGGCTCGCCAAGCCGCGGAGTAACGGACCATGAGCGACGGAATCACCATGCGCGAGGCCGATAGGGCCATGACCGACGCCGAAGCTGTCATTCAGCAGCTTCGCGACCTGATCGGCGAGGACCCCGATCTCGACCTCATCAAGGACACCGTGGAGGGGCAGACGAGCCTCCTGGAGACGATTGAGGCCGTCGTCCGCCAGATCGGCATGGACGGGGCTCACATGGACGCGCTGAAGACCTATGAGCGCGACCTTGCCGCCCGCCGCAAGCGCTTCGAGAAGCGGCAGGAAACGATGCGCAACTTCCTCGCCATGGCTGTCGATCTTGTCGGCGCCTCGAAGAAGCCCGGCGGGCCGAAGACGCTGGAGCTTGCCGCCGCGACCATCACGCTGAAGGCGACCGCGCCGACCCTCATCGTCACCGACGAGAGCGCAGTCCCCTCCCGCTTCTTTGTCACGCCCGACCCGGTCATGGACCGCAAGGCCCTGCTCGACGCCCTGAAGGCGCGCGATGCGGTTGCCAAGGCCCGCGCCGCCCTCGACCCGGAATCCGCTGCCAAGGAGCCGCCGCTGGAGGACATCCCCGGCGCGACCCTCTCCAACGGCGGCCAGACGGTCCAGATCAGGGTGCTCTAAGCCATGAACGCGATCACCGCCCCTGCCCCCTCCAGCCTCTCGGCGGAGAACCGGGCCATGCTCCAGATGATCCGCCGCGGCCCGTTCAAGGACTGCAACGATCAGGAATTCGACGAGGCGATCACGGTTGCCCGCTCCCTGGGGCTCGATCCCATCCGGCGCGAAATCTATGCCTTCGTGTTCAACGCGAAGAGCCCGACCCGGCGCAACATGGTCCTGGTCACCTCGATCATGGGCTATCGCAAGATCGCCGCGCGACATGACAACTACCGGCCCGGTCCCTGCCGGCTCATCATCGACCGGGATGCGATCAACCCGAAGACCAACCCCCGCGGCATCGTCGCGGCGGAGGCGACCGTCTTCGTTCACAGCCACGGCGAATGGCACCCGATCATCGAAGAGGTGTCATGGGAGAGCTATGCGCCCATCGTCACCAAGGTCTGGTCGCGTGACCTGGACGCCATGGTCGACCTGAAGCCGGAGGACTGGCACCTCGACCCGAAGAAGGAGGCCTGGATCAGGCAGCCCGACGTGATGCTGAAGAAGTGTTTCGACGATCAGACAGAGGTGCTGACGACGAAAGGCTTTCAGAAATTTTCGGAGCTTTCGGCACCTGTCATGCAAGTAACGCCGCACGGCTTGCAGCCGGTCGACGTGAAGGCCTTTCGGCAGCCCTACCGCGGCGACATGGTGACCCTTGCCAGCGGCAAGCTCGACTTCCGCGTCACACCGAACCACGACATGGTCACGACCGCGGGCAAGATTGAGGCGGGCGACCTTTACGAGCGTGCTCGGACCCGTGCGACCTTCCTGATCCCGCGCCACGCCCCTGGCAACCCGGAAGAGGCGGAGATCACTGATCAGGCGATCATGGCCGCGGCGGCTTATATCGCCGATGGCTACGACCGCGCGGCTTCGCAGTTTGTGATTTCGGTAAGCCGCCCTCGAAAGATTGCCAAGCTGGAGGAGATCGGGGGCTTCGCGGCAAGGTCGACGAGGGCCGCGGCTGGGTTTATTTCCCGCACAGCCGCTCGCGACATTGTCACGACCATGGACAAGGCGGAATTCACCTATGACCGCACCCTAATCGCCGATCTCGTTGGACCCGGGAAGACGATCAACGTCGACGGCCTTCTATCTCTATCGCAGCGGCAGGCGCGGCTTTTTATCGAAACCTGGATTTTTTTCGATGGGAGCACATCAGGGACCCGTCGGGGCATCTACACCTCGCGCATCGACCACGTAGAGGCAATCGAGCTTGCCGCATGTCTCGCCGGGCAGACGGTTGCGCCGCGACGCAGCCGGACGAGCGACATATCTGACCGACCAAACTATTTCCTGCAAATCTCGGACATCAACGCGGTGCGCGTCATCCGTTGGGGCAGGGAACACCATAACAATCAGGGCAATCCCTCCAGTCGGACAGGACTTACCCTCACGCCTTACGCTGGCGACGTGTGGTGCGTCACAGTCCCTTCGGGGCAGATTGTAGTGCGCCGCGAAGGGTTTTCCTTTGTCTGCGGCAACTGCGCCGAGGCGCAGGCCCTTCGCCGCGGATGGCCGACCGATCTCTCCCGCCTCTATGTCGACGAGG